AATTGTCTGTACTGGACGATCCGGGCCTGGGGCGATTTTATGACCAGCCAAAACGTGGCCCACGGCCAGGCCCTTTCTATGGTGGAGGTGGAGCGGGTTATGAATACCGCTTTTTCCCTGCCGTCTGGCGAAAAAATGATGGTGGAATTGGCCTTGATGGACAGCGGCGACCAGACCGACGCGGTTTATGAGTTCTGCCTGATCAATGCGGAATGGGTGCGGCCCTGCAAGGGCGTCCCCACTATGCAGGGACATTACAGAATTTCCACCGTGGACAAGGCGGGGAGCCGCGCCAACGGTATGCAGCTGGTTCTGGTGGACGGCGGAAAATACAAGGACATGATCGCCGCCAGAATGAGGCGGCCAAACGGGCGCGGATCCTGGATGGTACACAAGGACTGCGACTTGGAATATGCGGAACAGGTCACGGCGGAACACAAGATCACCGAGCGGAAAAACGGCAAAGCGGTCCAGCGGTGGGCGCTGAAAACCTCCCACGCGGCTAACCATTACCTGGACTGCGAGGTGTACGCCGCCGCTGCGGCGGACGTGCTGGAAGTCCGGTCCCTATTCCTCCAGAACACAGAGGAGCAGGCGGAGAAACCGCCAGCGGCACCGCCTCCCAGGCAGGAAACCGAGCCAGAGGAGGACTGGATCCGCAAAAATGAAGAATGGATTTAACCGGAGGGAGCCATGGACGAAACGAAAATGACACCGGCGGAAATGCTGGCCCAGGTAAATACCGCCATCACCACCGTGCTGTGTGGCGGCCAGTCCTACAAGATCGGCAGCCGGTCCCTGACCCGTGCGGACCTGGCCATGTTGAAATCCATGCGGGACGACCTGGAGGCGCAGCTGGCCACCGAGGAGAGCGGCCACCTGCTGGGGCGCACCTATGTGGCGTACTTCGACGGGAGGTGATCGGCGTGGGATGGTTTGACAACATGATCGCCGCCGTGTCCCCGCGCCATGCCTACGAGCGGGAACTGTGGCGGCAAGGGCTGGAGGAACTGCGAGGGTACGACGCCGCCGGAAATGGCCGGATCAATTCCGGGTGGCGGGTCACGAACGAAAGCGCAGAGGCGACCGATAAATACAGCCGGGACATTGTGCGGGCACGGGCGCGGGACCTGGAGCGGAACAGCGATATAGCCCAGGCCGTCCTCCATGCCTACAAGCGGAACGTGGTGGGCAAGGGCTACACCCTGCGGGCCACAACGGGAAACGACGAACTGGACAAGCGGATCGAAAAGGCGTGGAAACGCTGGTGCAAGGCCCGCAACTGCGACGTGACCGGGGAACAGTCTTTCAATGAAATTTTGCGCATGATGGTGGAACGGAAAAAGGTGGACGGCGGCATGATCGTCCTGTACCGCCACACCCGTGGCGGTGTGGTCCCGTTCAAACTTCAATGCCTGGAGGTTGACGAACTGGACAAGACCCAGGCAACCCCACACCAGCAGGGAAACAGAGTGGTGGGTGGTATTGAGTATAACCAATATCGCCGCCCGGTGGGATATTGGATCCGCCAGTATGACATAGAGGGCTGGCAGCTGGCAGAACCGGCATTTATTGAGGCCAAGGACGTGTTTTTCTACAAGAGCAAACACCGCCCCAGCCAACTGCGGGAAATGTCCGATATGTCCCCGACAATCACAAGAGTGCGCGACACAAACGAGTTTATCACCGCCGTGGCCATCAAGGAACGGATCGCCGCCCTGGTGGGCCTGGTGATAAAAAAGACCCTGCCCAGCGGAGGAACCGGGCGGAGCAGCTGGAACGGCAAGGGCGGCCAGGTGGATTATTCCGGCAAGAAAATGACGCCCGGCATGATCATGGAACTGGGAGCCGGGGACGACGTGGAGGTGGTGGATCCCAAAGGGGCGGCCACCGACGCCACCGCGTTCCTGAAAACACAGCAGGGCCTAATTGGAGCGGGACAGGGCCTTTCCTATGAGGCGGTAAGCCGCGACATGAGCGGGGCCACCTATTCGTCCGCCCGTCAAAATGCCCTGGAGGATGAAAACACATACACGGAGGAAATCGAACTTTTAACCGCGTTCATGTCCGAGGTGTACGAAAACTTTCTAATTTCGGGGGTGCTGTCTGGCCTGTTTTCTGTGCCGGATTTTTGGGAGCGCAAAGAGGACTATATGGATCATTCCTGGGTCAAGGCACCGAAAAAGTGGATTGACCCGGCGAAAGAGGCAAGCGCGGACAAGATCGCCCTGCAAAGCGGTCAAAAAACCTTCCAGGACCTCCAGGCAGAAAAGGGCAAGGACTGGAAAGAGGCCGTGGACGAACTGGCGGAGGTCTTGGAGTATGGCCGCAAAAAAGGGATTGATATGGGAGGTGTAATTTTTGGAACTGGAACGACAGCAGCACAGCAGAGCGGCACCGAAGGAGGAACAGAAGCAGACGATCCGGAGCATGGGGGAGATTCTGACGCGGGAGGCGAACAGCCCGGCGGAGGCAGAGAACAGCCGGCGGCGGACAGTTAGCTTTTCCAGCGAGGAGCCATACCGGCGCTATTTCGGCATGGAGATCCTGGACCACGGCCCCGGCGCGGTGGACCTGTCCCGCATGAACGCGGTGGGCGTGGTCTTGTTCAACCATGACGTGGACAAAGTGGTGGGCAAGGTGATCCGGGCCTGGGTGGAGAACAACCGGGGTATGGCAGAAATTGAGTTTGACAGCGACGACGATGCCGAAAAGATTTTCGGAAAGGTCAAGACCGGGACACTGAAAACCACGTCCGTGCGCTATTCCGTGGACGCCTGGGAGGAGGTCAAGGCCGGGGCCGTGTCTGCGGACGGGCGTTTCACTGGCCCATGTCATATCGCCAGGAAATGGACAGCGCTGGAAATGTCCATTGTGTCCGTGCCTGCGGACGCCACCGTGGGCGTGGGCAGGTCCGATAACGGGCCGCCGGATTTATCCCTGTATGAAAGACAAATCCAGATCAACAAAAACAAGTATTGGAGGTAGCAAGAACATGAAAAAGAAATGGATCGAGCGGCAGCAGGCCATTGTGGACGCTGCACGCGCCGCCGGGCGCGGCTTGACGGCGGAGGAACAGGCGGAGTATGACGATCTCCAGCGCAAGATCGACGCGGAGCCGGACGACAATGGCCACGGCGGTGAGCCTGCCGGCGGCCAGCGCAGCGTGGGCGGACAGGACCCCGTGAACACCCACACCCCTCCCCCTGCCGGGACGCCCAGCGCCACCGGAGAGGAGAACGCCCAGCGGGCCGTGGCGGAGGAGCGCCAGCGGATCGGTGACATTCTGGCCCTGTGCCGCCAGACCGGAATGGACCCGGCGGAGTATATCCGCAGCGGGGCCACCATGGACGCCGTGCGGGCCGCCGCTGTGGACCACATGATCCAGCATGGCGCCCCGGTGGTAGTGGGTGCCAGGGACAGCGGAATGGACAATTTCCGGGACGCGGCCAGAGACGCCATGCTGATCCAGGCGGGCGTGGAACTGGACAAGCCCGCCCAGGGCGCGGAGGATATGCGGGGTATGTCCATGCGGGATATGCTGATCGAGTGCATGGCCCGCAGCGGTGAGGGAACCGTAACGGAACTTTTGCGCCGGTCCCGTGCTGACCTGTGGGACACGGCGGTAAAGCAGTTCTTTAGTTCCACGGCGGACTTCCCCGCCATCATGGACAACGCCATCAAAAAGGCCATTGTCCAGCAGTATGACCTTGTGCCGGCCACCTTTGAGGAATGGACCAGCAAGGGGACCCTGCCGGACTTCAAGGCCAGCAAGGATCATGAGTATGTCATGGGCGGCGGAGACTTCCAGAAAGTGACCGAGGGCGGGGAGATCAAGGCCAGCACCCTGGAAACGGACCTGCTGCCCACCCGCAAGCTGGACACCTACGCCACCCAGTTCAGTATGACCCGCGAGGCGTTCATCAATGACGACATTGGTTTCCTGGCCAATATGCCGAAACAGTACACCCGTAAGGCCAAGCAGAAGATCAACCGCCAGGTATATGAGCGGATCTATAAGAACCCCGCAATTTTCGACGGCGCCCCACTGTTCGACGAGGCCCACAAGAACCTGATCGCCACGGGCAGCGCCCCCAGTATTGCGGTGCTGATGAAAATGATTGAAATGATGGGACTGCAGACGGACCAGTTTGGCGAAAGCATTATGGTGGAGCCTGCCACCATCATTGTGCCTGTGGGCTACGGCATGAAAGTGGAGCAGATCCTGGGCACGGCGCAGATCGACGTGGAGGGGATCGGCAGCCACACCGTAAACGTGCTGAATACCAAGTACAGGAACAAGATTAAAGTGGTACAGGAGGCCGTCCTGAATATCCTGTCCGCTGGTGCCGCCTGCCCCTGGTTTATGGCGGCAGATCCCAGGCTGGTGAAGTCCGTACAGGTGGACTATCTGAACGGAACCACCGCCCCCAGTTTCCGGCGGTCCGAAAAGGCCGGCTATTTGGGCTATCTGTGGGACATTTGGCTGGACTGGGGGATCAATGACGCGGATTTCCGGGGGATCCTGCGTAACAACGGTGTGCCCATGGGGCAGTAAGGAGGAACAGAACATGAAAGCGACCTATTACCAGAGAGGCGAAACCCTGGACTATTTCCCCACCGAGAACGTGGAAAACGGCGCGGTGGTGAGCCTGGGCACCAGGATCGGGGTAGCCGCCGCGCCTATCAGCGCCGGAGAACAGGGAGCCGTCCATGTTGTGGGCGTGTTCGCCATGGCCAAGGCCAACACCGAGGAGATCAAGCAGGGGGCCGCCGTCTACTATGACGCGGCGGCGGAGGCCATCACCACCACGGCGGACGGGAACACCCCCGCCGGCTATGCGGCGGCGGACGCCGTCACCACCGCCACCAGTGTGCTGGTCAAGCTGCTGGGCTGATCGGAGGGCTGGAGCATGAAAAAACTGATTGCCCAGCG